GTATTGGAACTACGACAAATCTGAGTTTGGTTCACCTGAACCACTACTGGATGATGACGATGCTCTGGAAGCCCTCTGGAAGAAAGAGTATTCTCTGGCAGCAGTAACTGCTCCCGATCAGTTCAAATCCTATGAAGAACTTGAAGCACGTTTGAATACTGTTCTTGGTCTTAAGGATTCTTCTCCAACACGTTCTCGTGCTGTAATGGAAGAAGAGGAAGAATATGAATCCTATGTTGAAAAACCCTCTGTTGAAAGTCGTGTAGTAGAAGAATTGGAACAGTCCTATGCTCGTTCTAAGTCCCCTTCACTTCCAAAAATCACTCAAGACGATGATGAGGATAGTGATGATGCTATGCAGTATTTTCAAAAACTAGTTGATATGTAATTCAACTATAAAGTCTAATATTATCTCCTCTCTTAAGGGTTCTAGACGCATACTGTGTAGAACCCTTTTTATATTTCATAATTTCTTCTAAGTCATTAAACACAACATTTAAGTATCCTGGTTTTAAAACAAATATATTTCTTTTATCATCTTCTAACTTGCTTTCATATTCGTAGTTTGTAACTGGAGTTAGGAAAGTTGAAGAATCAATTCTAACAATAGTATCTAAATTACTATCATAATATTGATAATAATAGTTTGTTGAGAGTTTCATTGGAGCAGTAGATATAAACTCAACATATTCTCCTCCACCTATAGATACTATATTTTCTGTAGTATTTACGTTTAAATCAATATTAAAAGCCAAAACTTCTTTTGTATTTGGGTCTATTGTTTCTATTTCCGCAACTTTAAATGTTCCATTAAATACTGAATTACTTGAATTACTTATTATTACCTCAGATCCTTCATTTAAATTTTGAATAGATTCTGAAAGTAATATAGAAACTTTTTTTCTTACTACATCATAGGACAGTATTTGAACTTGCGATTTAAATGATTGAACCAAACCATTTCCACTTTTCCAAGTAGAAGGCATTTGAACACCAGGAGAAAAAATTAAATTTCCAGAACTATCTCTGATTTCTTTTGTTTCGTAATGATGAATCCCATTATAAAGTTCATTATAAGAACCATATTTTTCTAACATAATTTCATCAAATGCTAATTGAGGTAAAGGCCATTCTGTTTGAATGTTCAAAATATTATTTGAAAGAAGAATTACCCAATCAAGAGTTTCGTCATCGTAGATTTTAAATGCTACATTATCTGGTCTTTCATCTCCAATGATTTGATATTTCGTGAAGAATGAAAGATTCCCAAAAATATCTTCACGAAGTTTTCCACGACGAAATAGATTCTTTACAGTTGCATACTCAGAGATTTGCCTTTGATTAGGATCTCTGCTGACGTAATCAAAATCTGGAACTTGTCTGAAGTATGAGGGCATTTTAGTAACCTATCTGGTCGTCTGAAATTGAAGTATAATCTTTCGTTGTGACTGGTTCAAGTTCTTGAAATTGTAATGAAATATTATATGAAGTCATTGTTGAACTGGTATCATTAAAGGTCATATAAGAACCATCTGGTGTATAATCCACCGATACTGATTTTAAAGCACAGGTTTTAATTCTATTTAATGAAGGATGATTAGAATCACGATTTCCTCTATTATGATATGAAATATTAAAGACGTTTGGTGTTGTTAAAAATAAACCATCAGAAGCAGTTCCTACTGCCGAATACTGTTTAAAAACTCTAATAATTTTTCTTACCGTTGTTGCTTCAGGTGCATCTCTTGGAGATAATCTAAAAGTAAAATTAAAAGGTCTTAATGTTGGACCCTGAAAAAGGAGTTCTAAGTTTGGATTAACTACTGCTCCAGCAACTCTTGATAACATTCCTTCAACACCTGCTGCTTTTTGGGCAAAGTAAAGTTTAATCGCTTTTTTTACATTGTCGTTATTTAGAGTTTGATTGCCTGCTGCAATAGCTTTACTAATCATAACATCTACTTCTGCCTGACTACTTACCGACATTAAATTTAAACTTCCGTTTGTTAATACCATTCCTACTGGATCAATTCCTAATCCATTCCAATCCACTGCATTATTATCACTAATTGACGGTTGAATTGGAAGTATTATTGATCCTAAACGCTCTTTTGTATTTCTTTCTCCAGCAACTCCAAGTATTCCTTTTGTGTTAAATGGTCTAGTTTTATATTTAATAACATCAAATTTTATAAAGTCTTGACCGTTTTTTGCTATATTTGTTGGATAGATTAAGTCACTAAATGCTGGATTTTCTTTATCTGGATATATTTGCGATATTTTTATATCAACAGTCGTATCTAAAGGGTCTGGTTTATTTGGTCCAGGAGAAGTAGGTTGTACTGGTTGGGTCGGTGCAGGTGCTGTAGGAGCTACATTTGGTGCTACTTGTAAAATCTGTGTCGCTTGTTGTTTAGTTACGCCCGCAGATGTACTTAATGCATTTACTGTTGCTTCATCCAAAGAAGTAGTTAAACTGTTTGGCCCATTTGCAATAAGTGCTTTTTGAAATCCAGCTCCAGCAGCAGGTGTAAAAATCCAATTGTTTTGATTTGTATTATCTCTTTCTCCTAAGGTAACCCAAGGTTGAAGAGGATTGCTGCCAATTACTGGTACTGTCGATAGTGGTTGATATTGAACTACATATCTAATTGGAGCAGTTGTACTTAAAGTCCCAGGAACACCTAACCCACTCTGATATACTACTTCTGTTCTAACTTTGTATTGTACTCCATCTATTGTTATTAATTTTTCTCCACTAGTTGCTTGAGCCATTAGAAATCCTCCCCAAACACAAGAGGATTAATCATCTCAATTTTTTGTAGAATATGAGACATTTATGATACTTTTTTTTCTATTTAGTTATGATTTTAGGAATCTTGCATAACGAACAGAACGAAGATAATCTATCTCATCATTATTAATAGTGTGAAGTTTACCTGATACTTCTATCCAAGTATAATTTCTCATCTGATTCCAGTGAAAATTAAATCCTCTAAATCCCCATTTTTTAACTTCCATACAAGCGATTAGTGGAAACTGATCGTAGTCAATTTTTTTTGTTTTTGGTAAGTAAACAAACGTGTAATATCTTCCTGTATCTGGTATGAATTCAGTTTCACGAAATACATCCATAATCTCTAACATAATAGAGTCGGGATCAGTAATACCTGCTATTCTTCTTTTGAGTTGAGATACTCTTGGAGAGTTTTTTCTAATGTCTTCCCCGAATCCTTTTGCCATTAACCGAACAGATTGTCTTCTGTGAGAATTTTAAATCCAATCATCCTATCTTTACACCACTCATCAGCAGCTTTCCACTTTGCTTGATTTACTGCATAAGTTTGCATTTCATATAACCAAGACTTTGTTTTTCTTTTTGGAACTTTAGGTTGAACTGTTTGTTTCTTTGGTTTTACTTCAATCACGTAAGTTTTAATTTCACCAGTTTCTTCTTTAACTTTAATAATAAAATCAGGAAAGTATTTACATACTCTTCGTTTCACTGGATTGTAATAACTGATGCAAAACTCTTCTGATCCCCAAGCAATTATATTTTCATTTAAGTCACACCAATTGCAGAACTTTCTCTCCCAACTACTTCTACAAATAATGTTGTTAGGATCACCTTGATATTTTTGTGGGTAAGAGGGTTTATATCTGCTTTTGTAACTTTCCGCCATATGGTGACTACATAATATATACCGTAAAAATATTTATAAATGGCGGGTCCAGCAGTAAAACCTTATAGTATGTCTGCGATTAAAAGCAAGTTGTTGCAACCTGCTTTAACGTCTCATTATACTTGTATGTTTACTCCACCAGATAATAAAAATATTAATGACTTTTTTCAAAAAAGAAGTGCTGCTGGTTTTAGTGGAGCAATATATTCAAATAATCAAGAACTAATAGAACTTTCTTGTTCTGAAGCATCATTACCCGGTTCTTCATTAGCAACGAATGAAATTAATAATGATTATTCCGGTGTGACTGAAAGACATGCTTATAGAAGAATTTATGATGACCGTGTTGATTTTACATTTTATGTTGATGTTAATTATTATATAATTGACTATTTTGAAAACTGGATCTCTTTTATTGTTAATGAAAGAGATTTAAAAGGACAGCAAACCCCAGGATATAATTATAGAGTAAATTTCCCAAAAGATTATCAAACAGAAAATCTTTACATTACTAAATTTGAAAGAGATTATGCTGGTAGATCATTAACATACAAGTTTATTAATGCTTATCCAATAGCTATAAATTCTATACCAGTATCTTATGATAGTTCTCAGTTATTAAAATGTACCGTATCGTTTACTTATAGTCGTTACGTAATTTCTAGAGATCTTTCCCAATTTGTTTCACAAAGTGAAGAACCTATAAAACAGTCATCAAATATTCCAACAAAGAATCCGGACGTTTCTGGAGTTACTGGAGAAGAAGAATACTACGGACAATTACCACCAGTTGAAGCAGGACTTTATGGAGTTGGTAGATATCAGGGAAGAGGCCCAACAGCACCATTCTCTTTCTAATAAATAATCACACTGAAACGATTTAGGATATTATGCCTTTACCAAAGATTTCAACGCCAACTTATTCTCTAACTCTACCTTCAACAGGAAAAGAAATTAAGTACAGACCATTTCTAGTTAAAGAAGAAAAGTTGCTTGTATTAGCACTTGAAAGTGAAGATACAAAACAAATCACAGAATCAATTAAGACAGTTATTAAAAACTGTATTGAGACAAGGGGGATTAAAGTAGAGTCTCTTCCAACTTTTGATATTGAATATCTGTTCCTCAACATTCGCGGAAAATCAGTAGGTGAAGAAATAGAAGTTAATATTATCTGCCCTGATGATGGTGAGACTACAGTTCCTGTTAAAATTAATGTTGATGAAATTGAAGTTCAAAAATTTGAAGGGCACGACAAACAAATTAAAGTTGATGATAATGTAATGCTTGAAATGAAGTATCCGTCATTGGAGCAATTTATCAAGAACAATTTTGATTTCAATGCGACAAGTGATATGGACCAAGCATTTGATCTTATTGGTTCCTGCATAGACAAAATTTATACAAAAGATGAAGTTTGGTCTACTGCTGATGTTACTAAAAAAGAACTTCAAGAATTTTTAGAGCAAATGAATTCTTCTCAGTTCAAATCAATTGAGAAATTCTTTGAAACAATGCCTAAATTATCTCATAAAGTTAAGGTAGTGAACCCAAAGACACAAGTTGAAAACGAAGTTGTTCTAGAAGGGTTATCATCTTTTTTCGTATAATGATGATCCATATGGATCTAGAAAATTATTACCAACTTAATTTCTCCTTGATGCAGTACCATAAATGGAGTTTAACTGAAATTGAAGGATTAATGCCTTGGGAAAGGGATGTATATGTAACTCTATTGAAGAACCATCTAGAAGAAGAAAAATCAAAACAACAAAATGTCTAATTTAATTTTTCAATTTTTATAATGTCTTTGCATCTTTTTTTCCTTCCTTTATAAAGATCACAAACATTTCCTGCACTATAACCATTTGTTCTGCACCAAACGGTTAAACCACATAAAATAATATGATTTCCATTTTCATAAGTAATTTTCCACCAATTAGAAGTTGGATTTTTTTCTCCTTTTTGAGATTGACTCATTTTTTCTTTAGTCTCTTGTGAAGCTTTTTTTCCATAATTTGGATTTTTTTCTCCGGTATTTGCTATTCTTAATTTTTCTATATGTTCTTTTGAAAGAATTTTATTTTTATTTAATTTTCTTAAATTATCTTTGAATTTTTGAGAACGAATTGCTCCACTAGAACCTTCACCACCATCAGTTTTATTATGAAGAATACCTGTTCCTAAATCTTTTCTACCGAACATAGCAATCATATAAATTTCGTGCTTAAATGCTTCATCTTCAGTAAGATTTTGTTTGAGAAATATAATTCTTGATTTATCTTTAGGTGTTTTTATATTTTTCCTTTTTGAGTTAATTCTTTTTCCCTGACCTTTACCTATGTAATAAGGAGTTCTATCCTCACGCAAATATGCATAGGTATAAAATCTATATGGATTTTTAACCATAGTTCTGCTCTTAAGTTAACCGCAGTAATATTTATACAGGGAAAGGGGCATTTCTGCCCCTTTCCTACCTTACAGATTGCGGTCAACTAAGGCATCATTA